TGGGTAAGAAACTTGTTAATGTTGCTGAAAGACTAGCCATTTCTCCCGAAGAATTTGTCGGTGGTATGGGCGAAGCTATAGAAAATATACCTGAAAGCGCCGTAGGACTTGGTGCAAAAGGATATGACATAGCTGAAGGGCTTATTGGCCTTACAACGCCGGAGGGCCGCGCAGCCGCGTTGAAAGGAATACAACAAATTCCTTCAGCCGTATCGCGTGAAATAAACCGCGCTGTTATGAGTCCCGTTGAGGCTATTGAACGCGGCGCGACATTTGCTAAACAAGATCCTTTTGGTGCGTTGGCTGGCGTGTCGGCTCTTACAGGCGGTATCGGGGGTTTATCTGGTAGCGGTGCGCTGTCAACAATGTCGCGTATGACAAGCCCTGCGGCCATACCTGAATTGGGTGTGCGTGGCGTTGGCGCTATAATGGAGCGCGCTGGGCCTTCTGTGCTCGCGCCATTTAGTCAGCGCGCGGCTGAACGAGTTGTAGAGAATCAGTTATACGGCGACATAATGACTGACCCTAATGCAGTTTCGGCTGCGGTTCGGGCTAATGTTCCTGTAACTCCGGGCGCTCCAACAGCTACAGTGGGCCAGCGATTAGCTGAAGCTGAACGGTATGAGCCTAGATTAGCCGCCCGCGAAGCAAGTCTTTCCTCTGTATCTACGCCAGCGGGGCGAGAAGCGTTAATTGCACAACAGACGCGGTTGCAGGCTATTCAAGATCAGCTTGCACGAATTGACGCGCAGATACAGCAACAAGGCATGGCGATGTCGCCGCAAGCTCGCGCGCAGTTAAGCGAGACGCGCAATCAGTTGTTGCGTCAATACGCGACTGAAGAGGCTGCGGGTCGTCAGGCGCTCGGCGCTACAGGTGAGATGCTGCCCGCTACAGGTCAGCTCGCGCCAGGAGAGGCGTTAAGTCAGCGTCTTGGTGAGACACGCGATGCTTTCCGTGAGCAGCGCATTACGCCTTTATATGAAACCGCTTTTAGAACCGCCGGTAACAGACGGATTGATACGCGCGGTGTTATACAAACGGCTGAAAATATTCTTGGCGGTCGGTTAGCTGATGTGCCGTTAGGCGTTGCAACAAGAACTGTTAGAGATCTTAACAATCTACAACGCGGCGCTACTTTGCGTGAGCTAGACCGCGTTCGTAAGTCTGTGAATAAAGACATTGCTGCCGCGCAATCCGCTGGTAGGCCAATGGGCGATCTACATGAGCTGCACGACGCTATTGACACAACCATCAGATACACCCGCGCCATACCTGAACAAGCTAAATTTCAGTATGAGAACGCGCTGAACACTTATCGTCAAGAATTTGTCCCGCGTTACAGACAGGGTATCGTTACTGATATCTTACGCACGACAAAGAAAAATCAAAGCGGTCTTTTACCTAGTAAGACTGTCGATACATTTTTGGCCAATGAAGATAATGCCGCGCAGTTTGCGGCAACATTTGGTAACGACGCCGTAGCGCGTCAAGCCATGACAAGCGGCCTTCAGGATATTGCCCGCGCAGATGCGATTGATTTTACGACTGGCGCGATAGATCCTAGCAAGATTGATAGTTTTGTTGGTAAGCGCGCCCGTCAATTAGAGATCATGGGTATAGACGCTAACGAAGTGTTCGGCCCTGTCCGTGCCGAAGCGCAGCGGCTGATGACTGGTTTAGATGAACTTACCAACAGTGCCGCAAAAGTTCGCGGTTTCGCGGACGCAAAGGCGCTTACGACGGCAGCGCTTGACGATAAGCGACTTATGGGCGAGTTAACGCAGCGGCTGGAAGGCCCAGCCCGCGAAGCGTTCAATAAAGAGATAATAGACCGCGCTATTAGCTTTATTGGAACCAAGAAGCCTGACGCTGCGCTAGAATATTTACGTAATAATAACGATACAATCCGCATGGCGATTGGGCGCGATGATTACATGCGTTTGACAAATTTAGCTGCTAATCAAAAAGCGCTGGAGGAAGTAGCTAAAGCCGCACCTGTGCCTGATGGTAAAATGGTTATTAAACTAGCCGACACTTTTCCACAGGAACAACTTACCGATCTTAAAGTAGTAGCGGATGAATTAGCTCGGTTAGATAAAGCTGAAAGACTTGCTCAAGTGCGTCCAGCACCTACCGCGTTTAAAGCGGTAACTGAAGAAGCCGAAGAAGCCGGTATTCCTAGATCAGCATTTAAAGGATTTTTAGATCGTAAAGCTACGTTTATGGAAAAATTTTACTCCGCGTATCAGAATTTTGCTGACCGTAAGACATCAGCGATTATCGCCGATGCGATGATAAAAAACCCCGATAGATTTGCTGATATGATTGATCGCGCAGCTAAACGCGCCGCACAAAAGGCTATACCTAAACCACCTGAATCAACTCGACGGACTTTAGGTCGCGCCGCCATTACGGGGGCAGTAACAACACAAAATGCGTTATACCCCGAAAACCGAAATGCGATGGCGAGATGACACCAATGGCTGAATATCAAGTGTTTTTTGACGTGGCCGTTGGAATCATCGGCGTCCTAGGCGGATGGGTATTGAATACCGTCTGGGGCGCTGTCAAAGACTTGCAAGCAGCGGATAAAGAACTAGCCGAGAAGGTTGGTGAGATCGAGGTGCTTGTCGCTGGTCGTTACATTACACGCGAAGAATTTAATACCGTGCTCAATCAAGTGTTTGCAAAACTCGATACGATTCGAGATCTTGTGAGCCAGAAAGCAGACAGATGAAAGAGAACTATCCACAGGCGCTAAAGCAGGTTCTCAAATACGAGGGCGGCTACGTTGACCATCCAAAAGATCCAGGCGGCCCGACGAATAAGGGCGTTACGCAAGCGGTCTATGATAATTGGCGCAAATCGCAGAATCTCCCAACGCAAAGCGTGCGCGCTATTGCTGATTCGGAAGTTGCGGCGATTTACAAGAACCTATACTGGGATCGTATTTCTGGAGATCTTTTGCCCGCTGGCGTTGATTTTGCTGTGTTCGACTTTGCTGTCAATTCCGGCGTAAGCCGTGCAGCTAAGACACTACAGGCCGTTGTCGGCGTTACGCAAGACGGCGTGATCGGCCCTGCAACCATCCAAGCTACCAAGACCTATGTGGCGATGACCGTCACGAACAAGCGGTTGGCGTTCATGCAGTCGTTGTCGATCTGGTCTACGTTTGGCAAAGGCTGGTCTGCACGTATCGCTGACGTTAAAGCGCAGATACTCTCGCTTGTTGGATAGAATTGTATATATCGTCGCGTTTGCCGCTTCGATTTCATACGGTGCAAAACTAGCATTTATGCTTGGCATTTATTTTAGGAGGACACTCGAATGATTAAGAATTGGAAAACCACGATCCCTGGCGTCATTACTCTTATCGGCGTCCTCTTCAACGCTTGGCAAACCAAAACGCTCGACTGGTCTTCGTTGCAAGCAGCGCTTGTTGCCATCGGTCTTATCGGCGCTAAAGATTTTAACGTGACTGGCGGCGCATGACGACTGCTATTCTAGTCGGCATACTCTTAGTTGTTCTTTACGCAGCGGTTAAGATGTTGACCGCCGACGCTTATGATCGCGGGCGGCGCGAGGAAGTCCTACGCCGTGCAGACCTGCAAGCTAAACTGAAAGCGCAACAAACCAATGTTGTCATGGCCCCTAAAACCGTGGACGATACTGCTACTGATCTCGACAACGGCACTTTCTAGCTGCCAGACAGTCAGGGAAGGATCTTGTCCTCCCCTGACTCAGTATTCAGTCGCTCAACAACGCGCTGTTGCCGCTGAACTGCGGCGGCTCCGCGGAACCGAAACGGCTCAGTTTATCATCGATTACGGCAAGCTCCGCGCGGCGTGTCGGCTTTAGCGGCTCAATCTTAGCGGGTTTTAAATCCGCGCGCTTTTTGTATCCGATGTTAGCGCCAGTCGCGGCCTTCTGATTTGCATAATCATTAGCAAACATCGCCGCAAATGCTTCATAGTTCATCGCGTCAAGGCGGCTGTCGATATGCGTCGGGCTGCTAAACGCGCGAGCGTTCTTAACGCAGACCATGATAATCGCTACCTCAAAGGGGTGAATATCGCGGCCCAAACGCAAAGATGCCAGATCAGCAATAAGCTGAAAATTATCTTCAATTCCACCGTAGTCAGCCCCGCGCTCTCCGATAATTTCGCTGGCTTGTTGTAGTAGATCGTGCGGATTCATCTATTTCCCCTATTAGTTCGGCTCGCTCACGCAACATCCGCAGCGTCGTGTAACGCTGATGCAAACGTATAATGACCGTAGACCGCCGAGCGTTCTTGCGCTCGTCTTCCAAGAGATCCAATACCTCTTGTTCCGTGTAGTCCGTCAGGACTTCATTCAATTCACGCCAGTTCATTTAAGGCTAACTCCGCTAACGAACGCTTGTCGTGCAGACTTGCGTAGATGCGCTCGTCAATAGTCTTATTACAGATCAGAACATAACACCACACTTCTTTTGTCTGGCCGCTGCGGTGCAAGCGTCCGATGGTCTGTTCGTAAAGTTCAAGCGACCACGGCAGCGATAGAAAGATGATCTTGTTGCCGCCGAACTGTAAGTTCAGCCCGTGCCCTGCGCTCTTTGGATGCAGGGCCAAAAGCTCAAGTTCACCTTTGTTCCACTTGTCAACAACATTTTCATCGTCCATAGTAGAGAGTTGTGGATATTGTCTTTTTAATTCTGCTAGTTCTTCTTTATAATTGTAGACAATAATTGTGTTGGCGTGTTGGTTTTCTTCTAGCACTTCTCTTAATAGATCAAACTTATGCGAAGCTAACCACTCCGCGCCGTTAGCGCCGTAAATAAAGCCGCCCGCGAGCTGTTGTAATTTCTGAGTGACAACAGCCGCTGTCGGCGCTGTGATGGTCTGTCCTAACTCAAGGACAAAATCCTTCTTCATTTTATTATATGGCGCTAAATCCATGTCGCAGCGCAACTCGACGACGTTGAGCGGCGGCAGCTTGTCCTTATATTCGCCAGCCTCTAACACATACGTCGCTGGTTTGATCGCGGTCATTACGTGGTTGAGCGCGCCAGGCAGCGGCTCCCATTGCTGATACTCGCGGTTGATGCAGTAGAAGTATTGTTGTAAAAACGCGCCCTTGCTGCGGCCTAATAGCTTCTGGTCAATGACCTTGCACTGGCCGAACACGTCTTCAAGACCGTTAGACGTAAACGATCCGGTCAAGCCCCAGCGTATGTGGAACTTGTCAAGTATTTTCAGTAAGTATTTAAAGCGTTTTCCACTAGGATTCTTTAGTCGCGTAAGCTCATCAAAAACCACACCGTCAAAACCAGTGGGATCAATGCTAGGTATATTGTCATAGTTCGTCACCACAATGTCAGCGTCGGAATCAAAAGCGGCTTTGCGCTGCGCTGGCGTCCCAACGGCTATGCTTATGTCAAACTCAGGACACCACTTTTGACCCTCTTGCTTCCAAACATCAGTGCAAACTCGTTTGGGTGCAAGCACTAACCATCGGCCAACATGGCCGTTTGCTAACATTTCTGTCATTGCAGTTAACGTGATCGCAGTCTTACCAGCGCCAACGGGCGCTAGGATCATGGCTCTGTCTTTACAAAAGAGGAAGTCTGCGGCTTCATGTTGATACGGTCGTAAGTCCATCTATCTACCTGTTCACGATTCCAGAGGCACGCATAACGCTGATTCAACTTTTTCATGTCTTCGGCAAATATCTTTTGCAACGCCGATAGCTTGCCGCCATCTTGTTTTAACTCTACAAACCATGTTTCGCCGTTTGGTAAACAGACAATTCTGTCAGAAACGCCACGATTGGACAGGCTGTTAAATTTAAGCGCGACACCGTTAAGTGATTGAACGGACTTTACAAAGTAGCGTTCAATATCTTTTTCCAAATCAGTCATAAAAAACTATTTGACACATCCGTAATAAATTGTCTAGTATGCAAATCACAGAAAGGTAATATACAATGCACTCGGATATAGTCGGCGGCTCAACTGCAAAGCGCGTAATGAACTGCCCTGGCTCTGTTAAGCTCGCGCAATCCGTTCCCCCAAGACCATCATCAAAATATGCAGAGGAAGGATCACTCTTACATGATGCGATACACAAGATCTTATCTCATGGTGCATCTGTTGATGATTTCGGTCTTGGCGATGATCTCATTGAGCGTAAACTACGCCCTGCCCTTGACGCGCTGAATGAGATTGATCCTAATTCACAGATGGAATTTCAGACTGAGATCTCCGTCTCCTTTGGAGGGTATCTAGCTGGCGTATTCGGATCATGTGACCTCATTGGTCGTATTGGCAATCGTGCAGTTGTTCTCGATTGGAAGTTTGGTGATGGGGTGGCGGTGGATGCTGTCGAGAACCATCAGCTTTTGTTTTATGCCGCTGCGGCTATGCGGACTGACGAAGCCCGTTGGGCGTTCGAGGGCGTCACTGAAATAGAGTGCATCATTGTCCAACCGCCATATGTAAAGCGTTGGGCTACTACGCCAGGTCGCGTCAAAGCGTTCGAGCGTGATCTTTACGACGCCGTTACAACAGCGCTGCGTCCTAACGCGCCTGTTAAGATTGGCGATCATTGCAAGTGGTGTCCAGCCAAGCCAATATGTCCTGCTATGACGGGCGAGACTGAGCGCGCGTTACGGATACAACTTAACAGCATATCTCCAGAGGGATACAGCAATGCGCTTGTTATCGCAGATCGTCTTGAAGACTGGATCAAATCTGTGCGTGAGATGGCGCAACAGGCGCTTGAAAACAACATCACAATCCCTGGTTTCAAACTTGTGCCAAAGCGCGCCACACGTCAGTGGGTCAACGACGAAGGCGCATTGGAAGCTCTTAGAGAAATGGGACTTGAATCTGATGAATTAACAGAGACGAAGTTGAGATCGCCAGCGCAGCTAGAGAAGGTGTTGAAGAAACACAAGCTAGAGTTGCCAAAAGATCACGTCGTTGCTGTTTCAACGGGTAACACGATTGCGCCGGAGTCAGATCCGCGCCCAGCCGTGTTGCAACTCGGTAAGCACATCCGTGCTGCCACACTTAAACTACAGGTGAAGTAATGTCTGATATAGTAAAGTTCAATGTTGAACATAACGTAATAGCTAATCTTTCACAGGTGTTGCGTTCGGTGAAAACCGACTTTGCGCCTTTGAACTCAGCAATTATCAAGATGGACAAGACCGGCCACTGGGTCGTCGGCGCTGACCAGACTGAAATTGAGAAGACTAGCATATGGGCGGTCAATCCTTTCTCTTTTGTCCACGGCTTTATTGCTTGGGGCCAAGGCGAAGTATTGGCTGAAAAGATGTATCCGATAAATGTTGATCTTGATTCGGTAGATCTTGGGCCACCTCCCAGTGGCGCTGCGCGTGGTTGGGAGAACCAACTGGGCATGGCTGTGAAATGTGTGCAAGGCTCTGATGAAGAGTTAAACGCGCGTTTCTCAACAACGTCCGTTGGTGGGAAGCGCGCCTTAACAGCGCTTATGCACCAAGTAGCGGATAAGTCTGACTCAGCTCCTGAAGAGATTGTGCCGCTGGTAGAACTTGGTAGTGAATATTACGCACATAAGGTTTATGGTCGTGTTTACACTCCTGTATTCAAGATCGTTAAATGGATCGGCTTAGACGGCAGTGACGGTCAAGATGTGATGCCTGAAGCAGCAAGCACGGTGCGTCGCCGCCGTAGCTAATACCCTGCCTAGTAATACCGTCTAGGTTGGGTGATGGGGCGGCGTTCGCGTGACACCGTGCCGCCCCATTATTTTCTAAACAGGAAGATAAGAAGATGACCGAACGTAAAGTTTGGAATGATGCAACACGTCTAACGTCCAAAGAACAAGAGGTATATAAACTCTTTCAAAAGGGCTTTAGAGTTAAAGACATCGCTGTGATTCTTAGCATTACGCCAAGCGCAGCGCGAACAAGACTGGCACTTGCAAAAGATAAAGTGCGTTGTGGTGGGTTAATATGATTGTTCAGTTAAATCCGCCGTTGCCTGTAGTTACGCCGAAAGGCGCAGGCGTCGCACATATGGTTATTGACTATGGCCCAGAACACAATTTGCTTTGGGTTGTGTTCATAGATACGACCGGCGAGTGTTGGACATACACAAACATGGACATACGCGCACAGAAAAATATCACGCTAGGAAGAATGACATGAGCAAATTATTTGTCCCGGCCTATTGGCCGTTCTTTAAGTCAGGCGAGTTACGCCGCTTCGATTACACCGCGCCAGATACGCCGTCGTTCACGTCTGTGTTTAGTTATGACAAAGGCAGCGATAGCATGTTGTATAACAACTACGACAGCGCCGGGGCGTGGCTGAACAAATGGTATTACCGTTACAACCCTGGCTTTGGCGTTGCTGAATGGCGCGATGACTATCCTGGCAATAAGAAGGTTGTGCTCAATCCGCCGATTGGCTGGGGTGAATTTCAGGACGTTGGGTCTGATTACATTGATTACCCTAAGTTCGACTTCTTTAAATGTTGGCCGCCCGCCGCAAGCAACGGTGTGCAGATCGTGCATTTTGAAGAACACATCTCACAGATCAATGTGATGGGCGTGTATTACCAAGACGTGATCCAGTTCACTTATCTACAGAACTGGAACGGCAAGCCCGCAACAGGCGCGCGTTACTGGATGGCGCTTGGCGTTGGGCCTATCAAGACGCAGTTCTTAACGCAAGACGCAAAAGATCCAACGAAGATAGAGGAGTCAGTCGTATGGGAAGCGAAGATAACGACCGTGAACGGGTAAGAGATATTATTAAACGTCTGTTAAATCGCGCGGTAAATGCTGAGATTATAAAAGAAAAGCCAAACCTTTATTATGACGCAGCGCATCAAATTGAACAACTCTACGATGAGAATGAAACGCTGCGCCGCGACGTAAAGACAGCGGTTATGGGTGACAGCGCAGAATTGCGGGATGTAAAGCGCGAGATTGCGAAGTTTTACGCGCAGGCTGAGATGAACGCTCGGCTGCTAACTGAAAACGCAAGTCTCCGCGCTGAGAATAAGATGTTGCGAGAAAGATTAGACGAAATTTGGCAAGGATTACAAACAGTGTGCGGCGACGTCCGCGCCGCTATTCGGGAGAGTGGGGATGAGTGACGAAGAAACACGACTAAAGCAACTGATGGGCGATCTACTATTCACCATTAAAGAATACTCTGACAAACATGAGAAACCAGATGAGATACTTTTTGTTCTTGACCGCATCGTTGACGCTTATCGCACAGCCTTTGAACGCACAGGAGGTGGAGAGGTTCACTGAGATGAACTACGGCGAGCAAACTTTCATCTATGACCGCAATGGGCGCATGGTCGCGGCGGGCGTAGGCGATGAGTATGGCATGTATTACAGCAACCGTTACGGCCAGACTATCGGCACAAGATATGATGCGCCAAAATGATCTGGTTAGACTTTGAAACGCGGAGCGAGTGCGATCTGAAGGTGGCGGGCGTATATAACTACGCTCGTCATCCTTCGACGCAAGTGTTGTGCATGGCCTTTGCTTTTAATGATGAGAGCGTCAACGTCACGACGAACGTGTCGGAGATGCGTAAGATATTCGCTAACGCTCCAGACCATCAAATCTGCGCGCATAACGCAGCCTTCGAGCGACTAATCATAGAGCATGTGCTTGGTATGCCGATGCCAATAGATCGCTTTTACTGCACCTCTGCACAGGCACGCGCTAACTGTATGCCAGGATCGTTAGAAGATGTCGGGCGCTTCATGGGCGCGTCAATGCGTAAAGATCACAAAGGCGGCGCGCTTGTTAAGAAGCTCTGCACACCACCGTTTAAAGGCACTGACGAAGATATGAAAGGTCTAATTAGATACTGCGCGCAGGACGTTCGCGCTATGCGAGACTTCAGCCAACGCATCGAACCGTTGAGTGAAGAACAGCTAACCGATTATCACGTCAACGAACGCATCAACGACAGAGGCGTGCGCGTAGATGTCAAGCTGTGCAAAGCCGCGCTGCTTTATTCTGATGCAGAGATTGTTGATATTCAAAAACGCGTGGTTGATATAACCAAAGGCGCGATCACATCTGTCCGCAGTCCTAAGATGCGCGAGTGGGTGTTAGCGCGGCTAGGGCCAGATGCGCGTGCGCTGGCGGTCAAGAACGACAAGCCGTCTATCGACAAGAGCGTGCGGGCCGCGCTGTTGTCAATGGGCGACCCTGACCAAGTGCCGCCCGATGTCCTTGAGGTCATACAATGCGCCGATGATATGTGGGCGTCCTCGGTCGCTAAGTTCAAACGGCTTGAACAACTCGCCGGAGATGACGACCGTGTGCGCGGCGCGTTTGTATTCGCAGGTGGCAGCGCCACGGGCAGAGCGTCATCATACGGCGCGCAAGTGCATAACTTCGCACGTAAGTGTGCAGACAAACCAGACTCAGTTCGTCAAGATATGGTGCGTCGTAAACCGATAGTGCCTATACATGGTAAGCGCGTCACAGATGTGCTCAAGGGTATGTTACGCCCCGCGTTAATACCAGCCACTAACAAAAAGTTTGTAGTAGCAGACTGGGCGTCCATTGAAGCCCGTATAACTCCGTGGTTGTCCAATAACGGTCAAGCCAAACTAACTTTGTTTGAGACGGGCGCTGATGTTTATAAAGTAAACG